GGGGCGTAGTGTCTTTGACGTCAAGGTCAATGCACGTGAAGTCGTCGTCTTCGCTAAGGACGAAACCAATGCCTGCACCGTTGCCCCATTGGGCGGCAGTCATCGACGCACTGTACCAGTCTGTCCAGTTGCTAGGCTTCGTGACGCTGGCGTTATAACCGCCAATTGTGTAGGGACTCTTGTCCGGTGCAGCGACGCACCATTTAGGCACGAACTTCAGCTCATCCGGTAGCTGTTCCCATTGCGCTGGAATCATGCAGACGTTCCCCGACGAACATCCAGCACGACCTTCCAGGCGTCGAGATAGGGCGTCACCTTATCTCGCTCCCAGATGAATATCTTGCCCTGGATGTCAATCGGGTCCGGCAGCTTACCAGTCCGGCGGGCTGAAAGAATTGTGGTGCGTGTCACGTCCAGCTTTTCCATGATCTCTGAGCTGGTGATGTAACGCTCGTTGAATTCATGCTGGGCGTCATTAGCGTTCGACGTCATGTTGGTATCCTGTGCGGGTGGAATTGCGTTGCATTGTACCGAGGGCCTGCAGTCTTCGCAACGTGCGTCACGGTATCCACTTCGGAGCCCCTTGTTCCTTGTAAGCGGTATATTCTGCCAGAGCCTTTAAGTAGGCGTCCTTGAGCTCGTTATACCGCACGCGATACACTTCGCATTCGGCAAGCCATTCCTGATAACGTGTGCTCCGCTCTGCCTTGACAGCGTGTGCAGCTTCATTCCGCGGGCGACCCCGTTTCTTAGGTTCAATGAGGACGTCTTTATTTTTGAGGGCGCGTGAATACAAACAATAAAGCATCCACGAGTTGGCGTCGTGAGCAAGAAATGAACGTGCATGGGGCCACCAGTCTTCACCTTCGATAATGACGAACATCGCTCTTGACGCTAGACCGAATTGATGGTTGAAATCGTGCAGAACTAATTCATGCTGTTTGGGCCCTGTGTAATGGGTGCGCTCGATTGGCTGTGTGGTTGCAATGGTGACAGGGAGCTTCCCGGTCTTCTTTGCCATGTGGATAGCGATGCGCGACATGGGCTCACCCGATGGCCACAGTTCTCGCGGGTATCCCAAAGCGCAGGCAGCGTCCAGGAATTCATTTTCGTATTCCGGGAGGTGTTCCTTGAAGTATGGTGTCGGATTAAGTTCTCCTATGAGGTCGGTTGAAACTGGTGTGATGTGCATGATATGCTCCTGTGGATGGTGAATATATTTTAGGTGGCGATCGGGTGCGGGGTAAAGGGTGCAGGCATGATAATGACGTCAGACTTTGCAGGCTTGCTAATGCAAAAAGAGGAGGAATTGCATTAGCTGCTAATTTTCGGGGTATAGGGGTATGGCATTTATTGGTGAGGTGGTCCCTCTCCCCACCATATCACCAATAAAGAAAAGATCTATATCTCTATTACTAATTACTAATAATATATATGTTTATAGGGTATATATAGAGAATTGGTAACGGGTTACAGCAATTAGCCTCGGTATGTTTTTTCACCGATAATTATGCCAACGGTGGCTTAAAATCATATGAATTGCATTAGCCTCGCGTTAAAATGACAATCTTTATGCCTTCGGTGGCTCGACAGGTAGGAGGGCTGGCTGGACCGTATGCAGTGCAAATTAGCCTCGCGTTATTTTGCATCATGTGACGATCGTCATGTGGTCATTGCAGGCCAGTATTGTGTTCAAATAGTCCTGCGCTTAAAATTAGCATCGTTCAACAACAGGAGAGCAAAATGGCAATCGGTAATAAACATCCGCACTATCACAAGGACGTGCGAAACCTCGAGACGATTGACGTCTATCGTGTGCTGGCCCTATTCAACGTCACAGACCCTTGCATCCAGCACGCGGTCAAGAAGTTGCTGGTCGCTGGTGGGCGCGGTGCAGGTAAGGATCTGGGCAAGGATGTCCAGGAAGCAATTGACAGCCTGGAACGGTTCAAAGAGATGCGTGTGGAAGACACCGTCGGGCGGGACAGGTTCCAGCCATGAGCAATCAATCGAAGCTAGGCAGCTTGGCGGAAGCTGTGGTCAATACTGCGCTCGGGCTGGTCATTGCTATGGTTGCCACTGCTGCAATATGCAAAGCGTATGGCATTCCAATGACTTGGGAGAACAACTTTATCATCACGTTCTGGATGACGGTACTCAGTGTGTTGCGGTCGTACCTGCTGAGGAGATTGTTCAACGCAGCATGGCGCCCACGCCTGCAAGCTTGGTGGATAGTGCGACGGCCTGCTGTCATGCGTGCAATCGATAAGATTTGCGACGCCCATGCTAAGTACCGGAGCGGGAGAAGGTTCTAATGACACGAATCAATCTGGTCCCGCCTCAAGAGCTTATGGACCAACACTTGTTCGCTGAGTTCCGTGAAATCAAAATGGTGCCCAAGTCCCTGCGGCGTAGCATTGCAGCAAGGGGCGCGGAAGGCGTGCTGAAGCGCATACCGTCCGCATTCACCCTGAACACTGGCCACGTGAGTTTCTTCTATGATAAGGGTGCCTATCTTGTGGAGCGGTATGGGCTGCTGAGGCAAGAACTAGAACGACGCGGTATCAACTTCAATCGCGAGTCACCGCTTGACCCAGATGGAACCATGCTCGACGCGCCATGGTGTGGTCACTACACTGCGACACCTGAAGCACTGCATATCATTCGGACGCGCATTGCGGAGAAGATTGCCATGAAACCTCATTGGTACAGGTACGAAGGAAAACCGATTGCATGACTAAATCCGTTATCTATTCTATCACTTGCGCCGCAAGCGGAAAGATCTATATTGGCAGTGCGGTTAATTATGTCAAGCGGTGGGCAGACCATAAGTGGGATCTGCGGAATCAGAAGCATTGCAATCGAAAACTTCAGAATTCATGGAACAAATACGGTGAGGGTGCATTTGAGTTCGCAATAATCGAGAAAGTTGAAGATCTATCAATGTTACTCGCAAGGGAGCAACATTGGATTGATTTTCACAATTCCTACAAAGTAGGCCTTAATATGACACCTACCGCTGGAAGTCCTTTGGGCAGAGTGCAAACTGAGGCGACTAAGCAGTTATTGCGAGAAATCAATTCCACACCTGAATTCAAAGCTGCGCACAGCGCAAGGCATAAGGGTAAAATTGTGAGTGAGGAAACTCGTAAGAAGCAAGCGGCAGCAAAACTGGGCCGTAAGCAAAGTCCTGAAACAATTGCGAAGCGAAATGCTTCGCTCAAAGCAATCTGGGAGAAAAAGAATGTCGATAAATATCCGAGCTAAAGGGCAGGAGGGGGAGCGCGAGATTCAGCGTGTGCTGGAGCCGATCGTTCGCAAGGTGCTGGAGCGCAACGGGATCCCGCTCCCGGAAAAGGCTATCATCCAGCGCAACCAGAATCAGAGCGCAGTTGGTGGCAGCGACTTGTCGAATACTTTTGGCCTGTGCATCGAAGTGAAGCGTCAGGAAGCACTGTCGATCGGAACATGGTGGGCACAGTGCGTCGCGGCTGCAAAGGACAATAATGAATGGCCTGTGCTCCTGTACCGGCAGAACGGCAAGAAGTGGCGCTGTGTGACGCTGGTGTGGTTGCACTTGCCTGGAAATCGTTGGATGCAAACTCGTTCCGAAATGGACATGGAATCGTTCTTGGAATGGTTTGGTAAATGGGTTGAGCAGAAACTGGTGCAGGGCGAAGTTCCGCGAGTCTGATATGAGACCTGAACTCTTATTGCATCCTAACATTCCGAAGCCACTGCACGGCATGTCACCTCGCGAGTTGATGGGCGACGAATGGTGGGATGCCACGAGGCAATGGGTCTATGCAAATGCTGGATTCAGATGTCAGTGTTGCGGTGTTCCAAAGAAGGAGGCACTCTATCACGCTTGGCTTGAAGCCCATGAGACGTATGTCTATGACTATGCGAACGGCATTGCAACGGTGAATGAGATTGTGGCCTTGTGTCATGCTTGCCATAACTACATTCACAGCGGCAGACTTCTTATTCTTGCTCAGACGGGAAAGATAGCGTTCTCAAAGTACGAACACATTATGCAACGAGGTGACGCTATTCTGAAGGAAGCGGGCCTTAAGAAACCTGAACCGCCTTTGCGAATAGCGGAATGGGACAGGTGGCGGATTGTCATAGCGGGCCATGAATACAAGACCCGCTGGCCCTCTTACGAAGCCTGGGCAGCGCACTACGGGCGTTGAATCTGAGGTCTCCGCTTGTTAGATTGAAGCGAGCTCCGCTATACTCCGATTGAAT